AAGAAAAAATAGATTTGTTCTAAGTTTTCCTTCATCATTGGGTATTAACTCTTGGTATGTTGAGTCCACATCTAGACCTAACGTCCAAATTAACGCAACTGAGATTCCTTTCTTAAACACATCAACTTATGTTGCTGGTAGATTTACTTGGAATACGATAAACGTGACGTTTAGAGACCCCATTGGTCCATCGGCAGCACAGGCCTTAATGGAATGGGTTAGATTAACCTCAGAGTCTGTAACAGGTCGTATGGGATACGCTGCTGGTTATAAGAAAGACTTAGACCTTGAAATGTTAGACCCCACAGGAGTTGCAGTTGAAAAATGGATTCTACAGGGTACTTTCTTAACTGACGTTAATTTCGATAGTTTGGGTTATAGTGATGATGCATTGGCAACAATTTCGGCAACATTACGTCCTGATAGATGTATTTTGGTTTACTAATACTATTGAAAATAAAATAATATTTATTATAATTAACCATAGGGTTCATTCCCTATGGTTTTTTTTTATGTAAAAATATGGACGAAGCAAAACAATATGGACAACAAGACTTTAACTTACCTCATGACGTGGTAACACTTCCGTCGCAGGGTAAGTTTTACAAAAACAAGAAAAAGAGTCTTAAAATTGGGTATCTTACCGCACAAGATGAAAACATTTTGGTATCTGCGGGTAACGGTCAAAACCCAAACATTATTAACGATTTAGTTAAAAATAAAATTTATGAACCAGACGTTAAGGTTAGTGAATTATTAGAGGGTGATTTAGAAGCTATTTTAATATTTTTGAGAAATACTGCGTTTGGTCCTGACTATAATTTTACACTAAGAGACCCTAAAACTAATAACACGTTTGAACACACAGTTCGTCTCGATGAATTAGATTTCAAAAAACTTGAAAAAGAACCCGAAGAAGACGGTACATTTATATTTAAACTACCTAAATCAGGAAATAGAATAAAATGTAAACTACTTACGGTGGGAGAAGTCAAAGAACTTAACGACATTATCGAGAAGTACCCAAGTAACATGACACCTCCCATAGTAACCAATAGGTTATCAAAACAAATAATAAGTGTGGACGATAACACCGACAGAGAGTTTATAACGAGCTTCGTCATAAAACTACCTATTATGGATTCTAAATTCATAAGAAATAGCCTTTCTAATTCGGAACCAAAATTAGACTTAGAAAGGAGTTTAAAAGCCCCGTCAGGAGAAGAGTTGACAGTTAGAGTCACCTTTGGGGTGGAGTTTTTTCGGCCTTTCTTCTGACTCTAGGGTATCTGTGCTTGATGAAATCTATTATTTAACTCGTCACGCGAATTTTTCTTATAACGACTTAATTAATATGCCCACATATGAAAGAAAATATTTTATAGGTAAGTTAGTTGAAGAGTTTGAAAAACGAAATCAACAGGCTGAAAAGGCAAAATCTAAAAGATAAGTATTTATAGTATAATACTTAATAATGTTTCAAAACAATACGGGAGCAGGGAAAGGACCTGTAGATAGTGCTAAAGACGCGATATCTGAAGTTACTAAAGGTATGGACGGCTTAAATAAAGCCGCAGGACTGTTAGATACAACGGTATTAAATATCACCTCAAGTTTAGCTCGGATGTATATTCCAACTGCAGTTATTGAAGATACTGCTAAACTACAACAATTAACATTTGATTTAAGTACTAAGTCCATGGGACAAACTAGTGTCATTGGTAACGCACTAATGACTACTATGGCTGAGGCCACATTTGAAACGACTAAATTTGGAGTTGGATTAGAGGAGAACTTAATGTTAACCCAACAAATAAATGATGTGATGGGAACTAACACTTTATTATCTTCTGAACAAGTTATAAATATGCAACTTTTAGCTCGTAACGCCGGTCTCACATCTGCTGAGATAGTTCCTATTGTAGAAGGGTTTAGAAATATCGGAGTGGGTACCTCAAGCGCGATATCACAAATTAGTGATATGCAAAAACAAGCCAGAGATTATGGTATTAATGTTGGTAAGTTCATGAAGGATATTGGTAGTAACATAAAAATGTTATCTTCTTATAATTTTAAAGATGGTGTAGAAGGATTTTCTCGTATGATTGCAAAGGCACAGGCGTTAAGGATGGACGTGTCTACTACTTTTGCTCTTTCTGAAAAATTAATGGACCCGGAAACCGCGATAGAAACCGCCGCTGGATTTCAGATGTTGGGGGGTGCTGTTGGTGATTTAGGAGACCCATTTAAATTATTACATTTAGCCCAGACAGATACAGAAGGTTTACAGGATGCAATTATTGGTATGGCGGAAGGGGCTGCCGTATTTAATGAAGAAACTGGTGAATTTGATATACCGGTAACTGAAATGTATAGGTTAAGAGAGGCTGCTAAATTAGCGGGAATATCTTATCAAGACATGACCCAAACGGCTTTTAAAGCCGCTGAAAGGACAAAAAAATTGGATATGTTGGGAACAACCACAGTTCCTCAGGAGTTTAAAGACTTAGTTGCGAACATGAGTGACATTGAGGGTGGACAATTACGAGTGGACATACCGGCTTTTGATGAAATGGGTAAACAGATAATTGTTGCAAATAAAGCGGCGGCAGACTTAACAAAAGATGATTTTGCAGCGTTACAAGAAGCGAATGATATAAATTCGATGTCCGATAGAGATATCGCAATGAGTCAACTTACTGCCCTTCAAAAAATTGCGGGAGCTAATGAATCTGCTAAGGCCGCGACCTTATTAGCAGGTACGAAAACAGAAGGAGTAACTGATGTTTTAGGTGGTTTAGACGCATACGCAGATGTTGTTAGAGAAGGTTTAGACGCTTCTATAAATAAAGAGAATCTACAAGTATATGGGGAGGCTTTAAGTGCAAATATAGCCAATGGATTTAAAGACGAGGAGTCTAGTAAACATTTTAGAAACGCAGCGTTTTCGATGTCCGCAGAGTTTGCAACTGCGATTGAGGACTCAGTTGTAAATATGAATGAAAAGTTGCCAGACAAAAGTATAATAAAAGATTTAGATATAGATGTTGAGGGGTTGTTAACCACGGCTTATCAAACTACTAGTGAAGGAGTTGAAAAGTTAAAAACAAAGCTTACAGGTTTAGTTCCCCCTGAACTTATAGACAATCTTACTACTATAAATCCACTATTAGGTACCACTAGCGAATTAATTAGTAATTTTAGTGATATGGTTGGAGGTTTAGCTGAAAACGCGGCTAACCAACTAGGTGTGAGTTTAGATGAATTTGCCGCGGGAAGACCTGACACATCTCCAGATACTAACGCCCCTATTGCTAAAGATTTTATTTCTAGACCTGGAATGCCTGTTCAAAAATTCTTAGCAAATGATTTAGTAATTGGTGGGACTAACCTATTAAATAATCTCGGTTCAAACACCAATAATAATGTTAACGGTGATATTAATCTAAATGTGGGGGGTAAGATAGACCTATCAGTTGACGGAAGAAATCTCCCTCAAAACATAACATCTGAACAATTGGCAAATGAAATTGTTAATAACCCCACTTTCACAAGTAAACTAATGACAATATTTACGGATTCTAATAATACATATTCCGCTTAAAAATGAATATTTAATCTATTTATATAAAAATAGATTCGTATGCCGAACCAATCAAATAGTCAATTAACGTTTAGCGCTACTGAAGGTTTTAGAAAAAAACTTTTAGTCAGGAATTTAGAACCATATGCTGAAGGTTATAAAGGTAATGATTCAGCGGGTAATGCGGAGTTTGCAATTAACGATGTCGCAGTTTTAGACGCGATTAGAATCGAAGAGTCCCAAATAACCGACCAATCACAAAAAAGAGCGTTTATACAAAATCAATACGGACCTGAAGGAGGGTTCAACGATTTAATAAATATAAGAGATATAGAAAGGAAAATAGAAAAAAGAGAGACGTATTATACGTTTGTTGCGTCAACGTACAACTCACTTACATTATTAACAAGCTTTGACCCTATGGGTTCCAACGGGAGACTCACACAAGACTCTGAGTTAGCTCAAATCGCAGGAAACCAACTAAAAACTCAATTTCAATTTAGAATTGCGGAAGAAACTTATCAACAAACATTGGGTAGGGTAAATATACTCGATGCGTTAGGTGACCCTTTTGATGCATTGGCAATTGCTACAGGAAATGAAGAACTAATTGAAAGTGATTGGAAAATTTCTGTTCCTGATAATGTGGTGGGTAAAGGTTTAGACTTTATAAGTAGAGTTTCGGGAATATACTCACCATACTCATGGATACCAGGTAGTTATTTTGGTGAAGTGACACAACAATCGAGTGTGAATCAAGCGACAAACAATGGAGGTGAATTTAGTGATAGAGCTACATTATTACCACAAGCCAATAAGAGGGCGTCTGATACATTTATATCAAATACAGGTAGGGGACAGACTAAGAGATTATTTAAGAATATATCATTAAATGTTTTTGCGCCTGACTATACCGAAAACTCTAGAAGTTTTGGACTAAGAGCACCGGCGGGAAATTACTACGTAGGTAGTAAAATACAGGAATTAACAGATATTGTAGCACCTTCCAAAGAGTTACCCATAGACCAATTCGGTAATAGAGTAAGAATTGCTAGTAGAGGTTACGGTGAAATAGCTAAAATATATGAGGAAAATGGAGGAAACGTATTTAAGTTTGGTTTAAACGGAAGTAATTTTCTAAGGGCGGGCACCGCAACAAACAGTAACTATGACGCGCCTAGACTACAAGGAGGTTTTACTTGGGTAGGACCTAGTCTAAGACTTGCGGGTAGATACCCGACACAGGGAGGGGGAGAAGGGTCTATGAGTGAACCATATAGTAAATTAATACAATCACTTTTGTTATCAACCACAAGTGCTGGTAATTATATATTTAAGAAAGGTTCGATATTAGATGACACTCAGAGGTTAGTTGATGCTGCTGAAGGACTAAATGGAGATGCTAGATTACAACATGTTGGAAATGCAATAAATCAAGTTTCTAAAGTTTTTAATGACGGGACAAGGGAAATGACAAAAGGTTCTAGAGTTTATAAATATGAAGACCAAAGCACAGGAGAAATAAAAGGAATAGAATACTGTAGGGTTTTTACTAAAGACATACCATATTTTAGTAATGATGAGATACAAAAAAGTGAGGGTATTACAACACAAAACAGAAAATTCACATATTCGGTATTAGATAACACTTATAATTTAAATATTGCACCTTGGAGAGGTAACGAATCAACTAATATTCAAGACGAAAAGGTAAAAAAGTACATGTTTTCGATAGAAAATTTAGCTTGGAGAACATCCTCTAGACCTGGTTTTACAGTACAAGATTTACCTTCATGTGAAAGAGGTCCGAACGGTGGAAGAGTTATGTGGTTCCCTCCATATGATATGAAAGTAAGTGAACAGAATAGTGCTGACTGGACTGCAAATCAATTTTTAGGTAGACCTGAACCTATTTACACATATAATAACACAACTAGACAAGGTAATTTAAATTGGAAGATAGTCGTTGACCACCCATCAATATTGAACGCTATAGTCGATAAAGAATTAGACGGACAAGACAATCAAAAGATAAACGATATTGTCGATTCATTTTTTGCGGGATGTAGAAAATATGATATCTATGAATTAGCACAAAGATTTCCACAATTTACACTTAAAGATATATATGATATTGTAACTACAACACAAAACGTCACAGATTATGAATATTTTGAAAATGAAATACAAAGTACTCAAATAACAACCACACAACCAGTCATTGAAGAATATACACCCGTAATAACGGAAACTGATTATAGTTATTCATTCTACTTCGATAATGACGTTCCTGGACCAAAAAACGCAAACTCAACCACTACGGAAGAACCTTATTCGTCTAATTTATCCGCATATATACTTAATCAATCAAATTATTACACTAACGCCGATGAGGACCAAAAAGGACCCACTAGTACATTCTTCCAAGAAAATATTTTTAATATTGAACAAAAAACAAAAGAATTATGTGTTAAAATAAAAGAAGCTATTGATAAAGGGGCTATAGTTAATATAAAATTAGAAGGTTCCGCATCTTCACCTAATAGCGCTCCGTATAATTTATCCTTAAGTAAAAGAAGGGTCGACTCAATAAAAAAATATATCTTAAGTTTTTCTGGATTAGATAAGTTACAAGATAAGTTAAATATTAGTGAGGTATCACTAGGCGAAAATACAACAATTGATGGTGTTTCGTGTAGTGAAGAATTAACAGGTGCAGATAAAATTTATTCTACAAGTGCTATGGGATGTAGGGCGGTCTCATTCTCCACTACAATTGAAGAAATCCCACCCGAACCTAATCCTCAAGACTTAGAACCGATTATTCAAGAAACAATTATAACAGATACTGTTACAGGACGTACTGAAGTACAAAGACAAGAAGAGTCTAAAGAGGTTAGAGAAAAAAGAAACGTCGCTAAAATAATAGTTAAAAAACTACTAACCGAGTGTGACTACTTTGATAAAATGAAAGAGGACTCACCACAAGTATATCAAGGGATAAAAGACAAACTTAAATTTTTCCACCCAACATTTCATTCAATAACACCTGAAGGGTTAAACTCACGACTTACTTTTTTACAACAATGTTTAAGACCTGGAGATACAATACCCGTAATAGGTGAAGATGGTAAACCTAGACAGGGAGATATAAAAAACACTGCATTTGGTTCGCCACCTATTTGTGTATTAAGGATAGGAGATTTCTACCATACTAAAATTGTTATACAACAGATGAGTATCAGCTATGAACCACTAACATTTGATTTAAATCCTGAAGGTATTGGAGTCCAACCAATGATTGCCGATATTAGTATGTCATTTAATTTTATAGGTGGACAAGGACTTAAAGAACCCGTTAGTAGATTACAAAATGCGGTTTCATTTAATTATTTTGGTAATACTGAAGTATATGATGAACGTTCCGTACCTACAGAAGATACTACAGATTTAGACAGGTCAGTGTTAGACGAAATAGAATCGGATAATAACTTTACAGTTAAAGACGGAAAAGTGGAAAGGACTGAAGAGGCTGGAGAAACTATAGGTCAGATAACATCTACATTAGTTGAGGAGTTTTTAACGGGAGATATTAATTATAAATCATTTATGAAAGACTATGTTTTGAAGTCCCAAGAATATGTACAAAATGTGATTAGTAGTATAGACATCATAAGCCGAATTCAATCGAAAATAGGGGTACACTATTTTACTCAAGATAGACTTTACACTTACGGAACGTCAACGGGATATTTAAACGGTTCAAACGTATATACGACTAATATTTTAGGTAAACCAAACAAACTTCAAAACAAACAAATTACACTTAAAAACAAACTAATAGAAGATGTGGATAATGGATTAAACCCATTTTTAAAAGGTCCTAATACTAATATAGAAAATCAAAACTTTAAAAATAGTGAAGTAAAAAAATTCAAGAAAAACTTAAAATCTTACATTGAGCTTCAAATGAATGTATTTCTCAGTATTATGAATGGTGAAATGGGTGATTTATTAAATGTACAGACTAATTTTGTTAGACAAAACGACATTTCAAACCTAATTACGGCAAATACGGATGGATATAAAAATAAAACAGGAAGTATAGATATTTTTGAATTGTCAGGAACTACTAATGTTGACCCATCATCGTCAGAGGCGAATACAAATTTAGAAATGGTGGCGGACATACAAACAGTTGGAGAAGATTTATTTGTTTTTTATAACTTGTTATTTGATGATGAATTGGGTTATTACCCTCCTGTGGATAATTTGGAAAAAGGATTTTTATCTGAAGAATATGACACCGAACCACAAACTAGATTTTGTACTATGGCTTACTCACCTATATTAAATAACCCTGAATTTGTTAAAAAAACAATTTTAGGAGAAGAGCTTATACTTAAGGAAGAATGGGTAAAGTATGTAAATGAAGTTCTATACGGTTTTGATACGTTAACAATCCCTAACACATCAGAATCACTTGACGGACAAACACCAATAATAATAAACGGTCAGTCAGGATTGGTTGATGTGTATGAAATATTAAAACGTTCGTCCGACGCAGTTACAAATCAACTAAAAAATGGATTTGCGCAGAAGTTTACGGTATATAACCCGTTTAACTTAGAAAAAGAAAGAAACTTCACGTATATACAAAAACCACAAGCACAGGCCAATAACGTACAATTAGGGTATTTTAATACGATATTTACTGACGGAATAAATACAGGAACAGACCTCGAATTTAACGGAAAATACACATTTAACTAATGAGATATTACGACAGATACCAAGACTTTTTAATTAACGGAAAACAAACTGTAGTGCCATTTGTGTCATTACCCGCAAAACCCACAGATAGAAAATTTATTTATAAAGTGGCTCAAAGTAGGTTAGATAAAGTAAGTCAAGAATTTTATGGTACGCCTTATTTTGGTTGGTTAATATTAATGGCGAACCCAAAATACGGAGGGTTAGAAAATGACATTAGCGATGGGTCAGTTTTAATAATACCCTTTCCTTTGGTAAATTCTTTACAAGATTATAAAAAGGCATTAGATACTCATTTCTTCTATTATGGCAGATAACAAATTTTTTAACAATCAAGACGTATATGTAGAAACCGACTATGACAACATAATAATTGTAGACCCAAATAGAGTTGTTGACAGTGACGGTACAGTATCTGAAAGGTTAGTCAACCAAGAAGAGTTAGTTATGTACGCTAACTTAGAAACTAAAGTATTACCTAGAAGTAAATTAGTTGTGGGTAGTAATTTTCAAGACACAATTGAAAATATACGAATAGGGGCGCTAGACCAAGATAAGTCTACTGTTATTAACTTTATGAAACCACAGACTACCGATAATGGTCAATCACAAACACAAGATGATTACTTAGATACCTCATGGACTGATAATTTAACTTTAGGTCAAAATAGAGGAGGAGATGCGGACAGTCAGATGTTAGGGATTACTAATATTTCAGTTAAAGTTAACGCGTCTTTCGCGGCAATAGTTAGTATTGAGATGGAGGATGTACAAGGTAGAGTACTATTTGAACAAGGAGAAAATTCACCATACAGTGCGTTCTTTCAGTTTCCATATCCACTATTTACATTAACACTTAAAGGATATTATGGTAAGGCGATTAGATATGAGTTAATGTTAAAAGACTTTAACGCAAGATTTGACCCATCTTCAGGTAATTATAAAATAAGTACTAACTTTATAAGTCGAACATATGCGATGCTATCCGACATTCCGATAGAGGCGTTATTTGCGTTACCACATATGTACAGTAGGACTACGACAATAGGAACAGATAAGAGTAGTAATCAGACAGGTCAGGATACACAAGAAATACGTCAAATAAAATCCACAAAAGGTTATGACACAATTAAAGAAGTCTATTCTGCTTACAAGGCCAAAGGACTCATAGAAGATAATTTTCCAGAATTAACAATCAATCAAATGTTATTGAAATTACAAAACTTTGAAAGGTATGTCATGGAAGCTTACGGTAAGGAAGATATGTCTCCATTAACAGAGATTCAAAAATACTTAAACACAATTAACGAATATAGGAATGAAATATATGGACTATTTACAGGTAATTGGTTTAGTGAGAACATTGATAACAGGGTAGGTTTAATAACTACAATGCCAAACTCACCTATACTGTACCCAATAAAAAATAATGGAGGTAAGAACGAAAAACTACAAAAAAGAAAAGACGCAATCTCAGAGCTAGAGAGTATAATTGAAAAATATAACACCAAACTTAATGAAAACCCGGTTTTTGGTACCAATGGAAGTGCTGAAGTTAGTGGAAAAAAAATAGAAACTACTTTAAACTGTGATATTAAGATATCTGATTTTAAAAGACAAAAACCCACAGAATCGGAAGTGGATTATGAAAACACATTTGAGTTAAGATACAAATCTACACCCACCGAGTTAGAGTTATCCGATTTTAAAAATAATGTCATAATAAAAGAACTTGCGGTACCGCCTATGGTTGTTGATGCGCAAACATTGGAAGTTGAAGAAGACTCTGTATTAAATCAATATATAATATTTGGAGACCAAAATAGTTCTAATAATCTTACCAAAAAAAGTTTTTTAAGAAAATTAGAAGAATTACAAGATAATTTTGAAACAAAAAAACAACAAGTTGAAGAAGCTATTTCGTACGCTTTAGCCGAAAAAATAAAGTCCCCTGATGTTGGACTAGGATTTAATCCAACAATTAATAACGTTATGGCTGTGATATGTGCATCCGCGGATGGATTTTTAAGATTAATGGATAAAGTTCACGATGACGCTTGGGATAAAAGAAAAGACCCCATTAGAGTTGGGGCTATTATGTCACCCGAAAAATCAGAAGGAACGGAAACAACTATGGTAAACGCGTTATTAAATGGGTTAAGCTCTTTCGGAACCGCGGAAGAAGATTCGCCTACAGTATATCCGTGGCCTCAATATTTTGTAACCTCTATAGATGAGGAGGGTAATGAGTTATATGAAGACAAATACCCTGGTGACACCTCAGAAGTTAATAAAGTGCAGGGATGGAAATATAGTGTATGGCCTGAGATACAATTTGTTGAAGAGTTTGTTAAAGGGGCTGTACAGATTGAGAATCAAACGTTAGGATATAACTACACCAACGAACTTAAAGAAACCCCGTTTATAAGTTGTAATGCTATTGAGTTCCCATTTCAGGGACAACCATATGGTGATTTAAGGGTTGTTTCATTTTTTTATGAATTGTTTGAAAGGACTTTTTTAAACTCTAACTACACTAAATTATATAGAGATAGTGGCTACAATAATGAATTATATAGTGTTTTTGGTGATTTTGAATACATTAATTTACAAGAGTCGGTAGTTAAATCTCCTGAATTAATTGAATTATTAAAAAACTTTTCATTTAGTTATGAAAACTTATTAAAATATATGTTAAATATTTCTAATAACGGTCAGGGTCAAAGCTGGAATTTATTTAGGAGGGGAGACTTTACTACACCATATATCAAGTCTTTAATAAAACAAGATTTTGGAGTTTACAAACTATCATATTTAGAAGGTAATTCTATTAAGGTATCATCGTCTAGTGAGAGTAGTAATAAGCTGATAAAATATCTTAATTCAAACCAATCAGATGAATTAACATTCACGGACGGATACCCATTTAATAACCTTGATTGGTTACAAAATAATTTATCGGAAGGTAATAAAGTTAATTCTATAAGAATTAGTAATGACACTTCTAAAATGTTTTCATTTAACGAAGACCAAAAGACAATTGCTTCGTTTTCTAATGAGGATGAAACGTATGGTAAAAAGATGTTTTCATACTTTGAATGGATAACAAATACCTCTACCTCACCTAACCAAGAGGTTTCGGAAATGAGTCCAAACCCAAATAATAACAGTGAAAATATTTTTGAGACAAATAACCAAGTAATTAATTACTATAATTATCGAACTAAAGAAAAATTCGTACTCACAGAATCTACTTTAGAGTATGGTAATAACTACGACACCACCAAAAATTTCATAACTAAAACCCAAACAACATCACTACTAAATACACCTTATTTTGCCAACGCAATCCTTAAAGGAGTAGAAAATGAAAAAAATGAAATAGAAAATCCATATGCGGTTTTAGGGTATTTATATTTAAATTCCTTACCTCTCACAACATTAAAAGAAAAATTTAAATCATATAGTAATAATGTTACAACAGATTTAAACTATATTTTTGCGACATTAAATAAATTTTCGTCAATACATAAAGTCCCTTATTATTGGATATTAAAATATGGTTCTATATGGTATAGATATAAAAAATATAAAGAGAGTGGTATTGATATATTAGATGATATATGGAAAGATTTTGATTATAAATTTGCGTATGACCCTATTGGGGGTAACACATCTAAATCATATACTTTTGAAAATTATGATGGGGATAGCGTTACAATAAAACAATTAGAGGAGGAGTTCGGAACTATAGTAGAAGACATATCACCTATACCCAATGAGGTGTTAAACGTAACATATCCATACGTTAATAAGAAAGTAGAAAACGGATTTTACCCAAAGGTAATAAACAGTCTGTATTATTACTTCACTAAAAAAGATATTTTCACGACTTACACTTCAGATGAAATACAAAACGCTCAAACTGAGAAAAATTTAAAAATAGGTAATTCAGATAATGGAAGTATAGATAAAATAATATCTAGTGGAGACACGAGAGGACAGTACAATATGAATAGTTGGTCTCAGTACTTTAATATAAAAGGAAATTATGATTTTAGAGAAAATCAAGAAGATAAAATATTAATTGTACCATCTTTTGGTAGTGTTAAATTTAATCAAGCTCAGTTCGAATGTTTTAATACTCAAGGTAAATATAAACAAAATTTAACAACTAATAATTCCATTTATAATGGAAGTGTTAGGTCCTTTTGGGCGTCATCTAATTTCGGTTATTTCTCTAATGAAATGGTAAGCAAACCAACACCGTTACAATACATTAAAAATATAAATCCTGAAAATAGAAACGCGCAACCATTTAATATAAGTGATACGGATACCTCACCATACTCATCTATAGATGATATATTCGGAGTTTTCACAAAGGAAATGTTGGATAATTTTGAGTCTTATTTCTTAAATTTTTGTGAAGTAGACACTAAATATAATATCGATAAGGTAAATAGAGGTGAAACTACATTTGAAGAGTTTTTAGAATTAAACTTTCCGGAATTGGTTGGGGATGATATAAGTGTAACCGACTTAAATAGAAAATTAGAATTAGAAAGGGTGTATAATAATGTGCCATCTACATTTAACGGGTTAAATGCTAACGAATACGATATTAATTTATCTACGGTTATGAAGTCCTTATTTATTATAGATAAACCAACAATAACTAATAACATAGACGAGGACCTTAAGAATATAAGTGACGGTCAACTAACCTCGTTTTTAAATTATCACATTCAAAAAGCATTAAATCGTGAAATTGTATTAAAAATAGGAAATCCCGGAAAATATGATAACAAAGTTTACGGTTCAGTAACCACTGTTAGTAATCAAATGATTAAAGACCCTTATGACTTCGGAACATATGTGGCAAATAGTCTACCCACACAAGGAGGAAGTACTAGTTTAGGTGAAAGCGAGGGAAACCACGCCGAGGCATGGAATTCTATGTATCTAAATGTGGGGGAGTTTAATGAGGTAGGTTTTAAGTACGGTGATAATGGTTCGTATCTGACAGATTTTTTCGTAGACATGGATTACGAATTCAACGAAAGTAATGTTGTAAATTTATCGTCTTTAATTAAAATATATGCGGCTAAAAAATCACAAGACAGTACGTATAATAAAAATAAATTCATAGAAGATTTAAATAACTCACTAATAGATAAGGAAAACTTTCAGCAAAATATATTAAATGATATTTTCATTAAACTAAATAGACAATTACCTTCTGTTTCAGTTACTGATGATACATTTAGAATTTCAAAAATTGATGGAAACGTTCCTAAATTAGAACTATGGAAATCATTTCAAGTACTAAATGATAAGTGGATTGCTGGACAAGATTTTAAAACGAGAACTATATTCGAAGACTTTTTATTTTTAGACCGAGCCAATAGACCTATCGGAGATAAAGTTGTAATAAATATTAAAGAACTTGAGGGGTTTTTAAGGGGTAGAAGTGATAAGACTACTGTATATTCTTTACTTGGGACAATATATGAAAAAAATAATTTTGTTTTTATGCCTACACCGGCATATACCAATTTCTATGGTAGAGATGATAGAGTAAAAAAAGGAGAACCATTCCCACAAGACATACCTAATGACTTGTTTGGAACATTCATGGAGGTAGATGCGAGAAACAGTAGACCAAAAATGTTAGGGGTATGGATGGGACCACCATCGGAAAACTTAGGTATGGAACAAAATAAAAATGTTAGGAAAGGTAATGACTCATTTGACATTACCAACCCATCAGACTGTCCATTGAGGGAAAATCAACAAAATAAAGACAATTATTCAGACAGTAATAGATGTGTAGGGTTTCAAGTAGACTTTGGTAAGAGAAATCAAGGAGTTTTTAACTCAGTATCTATTGATATGAATCAACATAAAAATATCGGACCAACATTTGGAGTATTAGAACAATTAGCTTCACAAGCGTCTGGTCAAAAAGTTGCGCAACAATCACAATCACTTTATAATTTTTATAAGTCTAGAAGTTATACATGTCAGGTACAGTCTTTAGGTAATGTTATGATACAGCCGACTATGTACTTTAATCTAACAAACGTACCAATGTTTTATGGACCATATTACATAATGAATGTTAGTCATAATATAAGTACAAGGGGTTTCGTGACTAATTTTGAAGGAGTAAGGATGCCGAAATACTCATTTCCTACACCAGATAAATTAGTTGCTAGTGTAAACAGAGAGTTGTTAGGTTTATATCAACAGAAATTAAGGAGTATTGAAATTAATAACCCATCAGGAAAAACAAATAATATAATTGCGTTATCTGAAGCCAAAGATATTAGTCAAGTTCCTGAAGAGAAATGTAAATCACTAACTAAATTTAATGATAAGTCATTTGTTGATATGACACCGACAAAGGTTAATGGTCAAGAAGTTAAGGAGTATATAGATAACAACCAGTTTACAAATAACAATTTAAAATCATTCATATATGGAATCGCGACTCAGAATCAAGCGGTCAGACAAAATGTGTATAATAATAATTTAATGGATTTGGTTACGAGCAGAGAAATAAGGCCAACACAAAGGACACAATATTTTAACTCTCAAACTTGTATTAGCGCTAACGAACAAGTTTTCCCTATTGCATCATTTTCAAGCATTAAAGATTCATTAGATTTTATGAAAGCGACATTTAACCCCTTAGGTACAATACTTAGGGCTATAAACGAAGAGTTACAACTCACCACCACGATTAATACAACACCTAAGGCTTTAACATATTTATACTTAGCTCAAGTATATGAAATTAACCCAATACAAGGAACACCACAACAGATTATTAGTATTGTAAAAACTAAAATAAATAATAATACTGAGTATAAGTCTGAGTACGAAGAATGGTTAAATATATTTACATCGGTAGTTTCTAGGGGAGATATTTGAATATTCCAAATAAACAATATATTTATATAAAAAAGAGTAATGAACATAAAAAATTTATTAGACACATACTTACAAAAGGATAGCCGATTAACTGAACGTGATAACGGAAATGGTTATAAAGAAGTTTGTGATTTAGATACCGGAGACTGTTATACAGTAAGAATGAGAGACGGACTAATCGAAAGAGTGGATAATACTATGAAAGTAAATAAAACTCTAAGAGTTGAGACCCCAACGGGAATGAAGACACTACTAAACGGATAAAATAAAAATACTATGTCAGTAGATAAAAAAATATTAGAAGAAATAAAGAGACATCAAAACATAAATAATTATGTTTTTGAGCAAGAAGAAAATTTAGACTTACCTGATGAGGGTGGTGAAGATATTGCACAAACAGATGACTTAGAAGTTGATGAAGTTCCTGAACCTGTGGACGTAAATGATGACCCAGACGTTGAAGTTGTTAACGATGATGGTGAAGTTGATGTTACTGATGAAGGGGGAACCGAAGAATTAGATATTACAGATTTAGTGACGACACAAAAAGATATATCTAATAAACAAGATGAGTACATGGATACTATGTTTAGTAAATTAGATGACTTAACAAGTAAGTTGGGGGAAATGGATTCTATATTAGACCGAATTAATAGTTTAGAAAATAAAATAGAGAAATATAGACAAAAATCACCTGAAGAAAAATTACAATTAAGAAGTTTAGATAGTTACCCATATAATCAAAAACTAACTGATTTCTTTACCGATAAGCAAGACGAATTAGAAAAAACGGGTAAAAACGAATATGTACTTACGAGTGATGAAGTTGAAAGTTACTCCGATGGTAACATTAAAAAATCATTTGACCAACCGTTCGAAGACGAGGGTCTTATGTAATTAAGGGATAAAATATTTTTTATTAAAAAGAGACTTAATAGTCTCTTTTTTTTGTTTCTACTAATTTGACTTAAGTAAAAAATCATTTATATTTGTATAGAATAACAGATAAACATTTAAAGAAAAAAAGAAAAAACATGGCAAATGCACTCGACGCAGTACTAGCTCAGTACGACAAAAATGTCACATCTCGTGGTAATGGAGATGGAATGACACAAGAGCAACGGTTGAAGAAGTACTTCACTACGTACCTACCTAAAGGTACTAAATCTGGTCAATCTAAAATAAGAATACTACCAACGCCCGATGGTTCATCACCATTTAAAGAAGTTTGGTTTCACGAGGTTCAAGTAGACGGTAGATGGGTCAAACTATACGACCCAGGTAAAAATGACGGGGAACGCTCTCCATTGACTGAGGTCTACGAAGAACTCATGTCAACGGGAAAGGAGTCAGATAAAAAACTGGCAATGCAATACCGACCTCGCAAGTTTTACATAGTAAAAGTTGTTGACCGTGATAATGAGTCTGACGGGGTTAAATTTTGGAGATTTAAGGATAACTATAAGCAAGAAGGCATCTTGGATAAGATTATCCCAATTTGGAGAGCGAAGGGAGATGTCACGGACTCTCAAGAAGGTAGAGACTTGATTGTCGAACTCTCAAAGTCTAAAACTAATTCAGGTATTGAATATACGGTAGTTCAAACTATTATGTACGACGACCCGACATCATTAAGTGATGATGCTGATACGATGAAAGAGTGGATGGAAGATGAAATGACATGGTCTGACGTATATGCACAAAGACCTGTAGAGTATCTTGAAGCGGTTGCAAGGGGAGAGACTCCTGTTTGGGACTCAGAACTTAAAAAGTTCGTTTATGGAGACAATACTACTGAAACGATTGGTGGTAATGGTGAAAACACAACAATTAAGGAAGAAAGTGACCCACAGTCGACCACTAAAGTCGATGATAACCTTCCCTTTTAAAAATTACAAATGTTAATGGTGGGGAGGGTTCTACCCTCCCCACCATTATTTTAATCAAAATAAGATGGCAATTAAAAAGAAAGACTTTAAAGATATTAAGAAGAAATTTTCTTCATCAGCTAAGTTTAAACCTCAAAAGTTTTATGACTTAGGTACTGATTTCTTAGATGCGGTAGGAGTTCCTGGACCTGCAATGGGTCACCTTAATATGTTTTTAGGTCACTCCGACACAGGAAAAACGACAGCACTTGTTAAAGCCGCTGTGGATGCACAAAAAAAAGGTATACTTCCCGTTTTTATAATTACAGAACAAAAGTGGTCTTTTGAGCACGCAAAACTTATGGGTTTTGAATGTGATGAAGTTGTTGATGAAGAAACAGGTGAGTTAGATTGGGACGGATTTTTCCTATTTAATAACAACTTTGAATACATTGAGCAAATCACTAATTTTATTAATGAATTGTTAGACGCACAGAGTAGTGGAGATTTGGACTACGACTTACTATTTTTGTGGGACTCAGTTGGTTCAGTTCCATGTAAGATGACATATGACGGTAAAGGTGGTAAACAACACAATGCAGCTGTTTTGGCAGATAAGATAGGTATGGGAATAAACCAAAGAATATCAGGTTCTCGTAGGTCAGATTCTAAACATGAGAACACACTAGTAATCGTTAACCAACCATGGGTCGAACTTCCTGACAACCCTTTTGGACAACCTAAAATTAAGGCTAAAGGAGGAGAGGCAATTTGGTTAAACTCATCATTAGTTTTTCTTTTTGGAAATCAAAAGAATGCGGGTACTACAAAAATAACTGCAGTTAAAGATAAAAGAAAAGTAAAATTTGCAACTCGGACTAAGGTCTCAGTTATGAAAAACCACATTAATGGTTTAGGATATGAAGACGGTAGAATATTGGTAACGGCTCACGGTTTTTTACCCGGAAAAGACTCCTCGGAGGAAAAAAAATCCATCGAAAAGTATAAGGGAGAAAACGCTGAGTATTGGAAAGACATTATCGGTACAGGTAGTGATTTTAAGTTGGAAGAAGAAAGTTTAATCCTTTAAATATTTTAGCGTGACTAAAGCCTTATTAGTGGATGGAAATAACCTATTTAAGATAGGTTATCATGGAGTACGTGAGTATTATCATAAAGGTAATCATATAGGTGCTATATATCACTTTGTTAACACTTTACGTAAATTTATTTCAGAGTACAACTATGATAAGGTAATTGTTTTTTGGGATGGAAACGACAACTCTATACAGAGGAAGAAAATTTTTGCAGAATACAAAGAAAATAGAAGGTATAATAGACTTAATGACATTCAAATGCAGTCATTTGAATGGCAACTCAAAAGAGTAAAAGAATATCTTGAGGAAATGTTTATACGTCAGGTTATAGTTGACGGTAATGAATCAGATGATATGATAGCCCATTATTGTCATATATCAGAGGATGAAAACAAAACTATATTTTCTGCGGATAAAGACCTAACACAACTAATATCTGAAAAAGTACAAATATATTCTCCGACACAGAAACAAATGATTAAGTACGGAGATAAAGTTAAATTGAAAGATATTTCTATACCCCATCAAAACGTATCTACTTTTAAAATTATATCAGGAGATAAGTCCGACAATATTGATGGTATTTACTATTTTGGTGAAAAAACTTTCGTAAAACTTTTCCCTGAGATAGTTGATTCTGTGGTCTCTGTTGACGATATTTTAGAGAAAGGTGAAAAATTACACGAAAATGATAAGGATAACAGAGCACTACAAAACCTACTATCTGGCAAAACTAAGAGAGGGGTGTATGGTGATGAATTTTATGTTATTAATAGGAAACTTGTAGATTTATCAGTACCTTTACTAACTGAAGAAGCAAAAGAATTAGTTGAACTTTATTACTCTGAAGATATTGACCCTGAAGGTAGGGGGTATCAAAATTTGATGAGGATGATGATGGATGATGGAATATTCAAATACCTACCTAAAACTGACAACGCATGGGTTTATTTTCTTACCCCATTTATGAAACTAACAAGAAAAGAAAAAAGACGATTTAAAAAAAACTAACTTAAAAAAAAATTAAAAAATGAGTAAGGAAAAAAGTGAAATGACTAAAATGGAGTTTCTTCTAACTCTTAATGATAACATCATTGTTCAGAGATATTATAATGTTAAAGGTTATAACAAAAACGCGAAAAATAGTTTTGAGTTGTACGAGACAGTCATGGGGATTCAGGAGGAGATTCATAACGACCTCAAAATGAAATCTATAACCTATATGTTAGACAACGAGTATCAAATTGCTGCTGACCCAAAAATTATGGAGACATCAATGACGGACGAAGCAGAAGATTTCAACGTATACATTAAACTAAATGAGGATGTAATATATCACCGCATTTGGGACGGAAAAGTATACCCACCCAAAGTAAGATATACTGTTGATGTAAGACCTCATTTGAAGTCTGTACTAAAGGCATTAACTAATGTTTTTTCTACTGACAAATTGACATACGAAATCGCTGGATATAACTTAGTTTGATTATATTTATTAAGACACGTATTTTAAAAACTGATAAACATGTCGAAGGAAAAAAATTTTGGTTATCTCGGAAACACATTTCAAAATCAACTACTTAATAACATCGTTCTTTATAAGGACTTTGCGGCTTCTATTGTTGATGTAATTGAACCGAAATATTTTGACAATCAGTACTTTAAACTCATTATGCAAATTATTAAGGAGTATTACATAAAATATGAACATACCCCTTCTTATAACACTCTAGAACAACTTATTAAGTCTGAAGTGTCCTCACCCATGGCTCAAAAGATGGTTTTGGATATGGTTGAACAAATCAAAGAAGCCCCATCGGAGGGTGAAAGTTTTGTGCAAGAAAAAGCTTTAAAATTCTGTAAACAACAAGAACTACAAAAGGTTATGGGTAAAGCTCAAAAAATCATTGATAAAGGTGATTTTGAGAGTTACGACCACCTTGAGGAGATGGTTCGAGAAGCCTTACAAGTTGGAGAAGTTGACACAGGAACGGCTGATGTATTTGCTAACCTTGACAACGTATTAGAAGAGGATTTTAGACACCCAATTCCTATGGGGATAGACGGTATTGATAATCTTTTAAAAGGTGGAATTGCAAAGGGAGAATTAGGTGTAATCCTCGCACCTACTGGTGTAGGAAAATCCACACTGTTGACCAAGATTAGTAACCACGCATTTAATTTAGGATATAACGTACTTCAGATATTCTTTGAGGATAACCCTAAAATTATACAAAGAAAACATTTTACGTTATGGACTGAAATTGCCCCTGATTTATTGTCTTTACATAAAGACAAAGTCATGGACAAAATTAAAGATATTCGTGAAAACGCACCAAATAAGTTAATCTTAAAGAAACTTCCATCAGATACACTTACTATGAATCAGATTAAAAATCAAATTCGTAAGATGACTGCGGAAGGTAATAAAGTTGATATGGTGGTGTTAGATTATATTGATTGTGTGGTTCCTGATAAAAACTTAGGTGATGAGTGGAAAAGCGAGGGTTCAGTAATGAGAGGATTTGAGTCTATGTGTCACGAATTAGATTTGGTAGGATGGACAGCAACTCAAGGTAACAGAAGTTCGATATCTTCTGAGGTAGTCACCACTGACCAAATGGGAGGGTCGATTAAGAAAGCACAAGTAGGTCACGTAATTATATCTGTTGCAAAATCCTTACAACAAAAAGAAATGAATTTAGCCACAATCGCTATCACTAAGTCAAGGATTGGAAAAGACGGGGTTGTGTTTGAAAATTGTAAATTTGATAACGAGATGTTAGTTATAGATACTGAACAGAGTGTAACCTTCTTAGGTTTGGAAGAACAAAAAGAAGAGAACAACAGGAAACGAATTAAAGAACTTTTGGATAGAAAAAAACAAAAGGAGAGTAATTAATAAACCTTAAAATTATTATAAAAATGGAAAGTTTAATGGATAAAATTGATAGAGATATACGCTATGTCGTAAAAAGAAGTGGAGATAAAGTACCATTTCATTCTGAAAAAATTGAGAAAGCGGTTATAAAGGCGATGAAAAGTATCGACATGATAGATGAAAATATGGCTGAAAAAATTGCTAGAATAACCACTAAGGCAATTTTTAGGAACAATAAAGAACACGTTCCTCATGTTGATGAAATACACGATATGGTGGAAAATAAATTAATGGATAACGGTTTGAATGACGTTGCGAAAGAGTATATCATTTACCGTTCAAAAAGCAGACCCAACATCTTTTCTAAAAGAACAAATCTAAAACCATATGACTACCCTAACCTTAATGAATATGTAGACGCAATAAGACATTCATATTGGGTTCATACTGAATTTAATTTCACGTCTGATATACAAGACTATAAAGTTCATTTAAATGAAAAAGAAAAATCTGCGGTTGAAAGGGCTATGTTAGCAATATCTCAAATAGAAATCGCAGTTAAAACATTTTGGGGTGACATATACAAAAGAATGCCTAAACCTGAGATTGGGAGTGTAGGGGCTACTTTTGCAGAATCGGAGGTTAGACATGCCGACGCTTATTCACACCTAATACAACTTTTAGGTTTAAATAGAAAATTTGAAAATTTACTTGAAGTACCTGCAATTAGAAGAAGAATTAAATATTTAGAAAAATCTATTACTAACTCAAAAGCGGTAGAGAATAAAGAATATTTCGAATCAATTGTACTGTTCTCGATGTTTATTGAAAACGTATCATTATTCTCACAATTTCTAGTTATTATGTCATTTAATAAACATAAAAACAAATTAAAAGGAATTAGTAATGCGGTTGAGGCAACATCAAAAGAAGAAAATATTCACGCTGAATTTGGATTTGAGTTGGTTAACTTAATTAAACAAGAGAATCCTGATTGGTGGACACAGGAATTAGTGGAGGACTTAATAATCTCAACTCACGAAGCGTATGAAGCTGAGCAAGAAGTGATAAATTGGATTTTCGAAGAAGGAGATTTAGAATTCCTCACTAAAAAACAAACATTGGAGTTTATTAAACACAGATTTAATGTATCTTTAAATTCAATCGGTATTGATAGTATCTTTGAAGTTAATGAGACAATATTAGAAACCACGGAATGGTTTGACGATGAGATTTTAACTACAAAACACACAGATTTCTTTAATAAAAGAAGTATTAATTATAGTAAAAAATCAAAATCAATTACATCAAACGATTTATTTTAAAACGATATAACTAAAAATGAAAAATAGAGAAAATTTTGATTGGATAAACGAGGAGTCCATTACCTTTCTTCGTAGAGGGTATCTTAGTGATGGAGAAGAGGCGTTAGATAGAATTCGCACTATAGCTAATCATGCTGAGAAAATATTAGGAATCGAAGGGTTCGCGGATAAATTTTATGACTATATGGGTCGAGGATGGTATTCACTATCTTCACCTGTTTGGGCTAATTTTGGTAAAAAAAGAGGTCTACCTGTCAGTTGTTTCGGGTCAAATATAGGTGATAATATAGAATCAATATTATATACACAAGCAGAAGTAGGTGAAATGAGTAAAATGGGTGGAGGTACCTCAGGTTACTTTGGTAATATTAGAGAAAGAGGTGCTGAGATTACAGATAATGGACACGCGCCAGGTTCAGTTCATTTTATGAACTTATTCGAAAGTGTTGTTGATAATATCTCACAGGGGTCTACTAGAAGAGGTAGATTTTCTCCATATTTACCTGTAGAACATCCAGATATTATGGAATTTTTAGAAATTGGAACTGAAGGTTTTCCTATTCAGGACTTAACACATGCAGTTAGTGTTACTGATGAGTTTATGAATGATATGATAGGTGGTGATAATGAAAAAAGGGCAATTTGGGCTAAAGTAATACAAAGAAGGGGGGAGATTGGTTATCCTTATATTATGTTTAACGATACTATGAATAATAAGGCACCTGAAGTTTATAGAGATAAAGGTGCTAAAATTTATAATTCTAACCTTTGTTCAGAAATTGCTTTACACAACTCAGATGAGGAATCATTCGTATGTGTTCTTTCATCTATGAATGTACTTCACTATGATGAGTGGAAAGATACTGACGCAGTTGAGACGATGACTTTCTTTTTAGACGCGGTTGTAAGCGAATTTTTAACAAAAATTGAAAATATTAGAGACGATGGTACTATAGAAGGTAAAAGAGGGTTCTTTTATTTGGAAAAGGCTTATAACTTCGCAAAAAGACAAAGAGCTTTAGGTTTAGGTGTTTTAGGGTGGCACTCACTATTACAATCTAAAAATTTAGCGTTTGACACTAAAGAAAGTGCTAAACTTAATGTGGAAGTTTTTAAATTGATAAAAGAAAAGTCATACAAAGCATCGGAAGATTTGGCTAATATTTTTGGAGAACCTGATTATCTTGAAGGTTATGGTAGAAGAAATGTCACTCTAAACGCAATTGCACCTACTACCTCATCGGCTTTTATTTTAGGACAAGTATCACAATCAATAGAACCTATATGGTCTAATTGTTATGTTAAAGATGTTGCTAAATTAAAAGTTACTATTAAAAATCCAGTACTTAAAAAACTCCTACAAGAGTTAGGTAAAGATACTAAACAAGTGTGGGATAGTATTAAGAAAAAAGATGGCTCAGCTCAACACTTAGATTTTCTAAGTACAGAACAGAAAGATGTATTTAGAACATTTGCTGAAATAAACCAAGCATCTATAATTAATCAAGCGGCTATCAGACAAGATTATATCGACCAATCACAGTCATTAAATTTAATGGTTTCACCTGATATGCCAACAAAAGACGTTAATAAACTTTTAATTGACGCTTGGAAATTAGGGGTAAAAACACTATACTATCAACACTCGATGAATTCCGCTCAGGCTTTCGCAAGGAAAAAATTAAACCTCAACGATTTACAATGTGTTGCTTGTGAAGGATAATAAAATAAAACCCATCTAAAAAGGTGGGTTTTTTTTATAAAAATATTATATCGAATATTTATTGTTATGGCAATAAATAAATCATACGGTATAAAATTTCCATTTTCTAAAAGTGTTAATGGTAATTATCTCACTCGGACAAAAACTGCGGAAGAGGAGATAAGAACGGATTTATTACATTTAATATTAACAAGGAAAGGTAGTAGATACTACTTACCTGACTTTGGGACTAGAATTTATGAGTTTATTTTTGAACCAATGGACGGTCCGACATTTGACGCGATAAAATCAGATATACAAACATCTGTTGATAAATATATACCTAATTTACAGATTAATGATATATCAATATCTCCTTATAGTGAAGATGATAGAAATGTTGCGGGTACTCTAAACACCGAAGACCAAAACTCTGAATATGAAATGTTTGATATTTTTAGGACTGCGGGTGAAGGGGTAGATGAATATACTGCGAAAGTAAAAATAGACTATTCTATTAAAGATACTACATTTGAAAGTAGAGATTTTATAATAATTAATATTTAAATTATATGGCTAATCGTAAAATAT